GCCTCGCGGACCCCCAATGTGCGAACATTGGTATGTGCGAGACAGAGTCTTACCATGACGTAGGTAACTCCTTCATCATGTATGACAAGCCAAGTCTTAGAGACTTGCTCTGTACCTGTCGAGCTTGGACACGCTTCTCTTCCGAGCAGATTGTTATTGGATCTAACTCCAATGACAATTTGTTTTGGAAGATAATCGCGTCGAAGTCTTGGCTATCCAGGTTTGACTCAAAGATTTGGAGGTTACTAGTTAACTTGACGTATTCGTCTCCTAGAACTATGATTACAGGCAGGCTCAGTTCCTCGTAAGTTGTTAATCCAACTGAAAAGGGACTGACTTCCTGCATGCAACCACCGTTCCGGAAGATTAATTCCATCTGGTGCTGAATAACTCCCCGTGATAAGAATTCACGGAACCGAAGTACTAGATAGTCAGATGAGTAGTTCATAGTCTTAGACTTTGAGTACAAATCTAAACTATCTGCAAGTAAATCGGCATCCGAGAATCTTGTCAATAGACTTCAGTAAATACCGGCGAATGACCCTATTCGTCTTGAGAAATTAGAGTCGAACTGTTTATAATCAGTTCAGGCTCCTTTTCGGAAAGAAAATAGTAAATCACCGACGATATTGGGGTTGATCTTAAACAGATCAGGATATCCCCGACGGATCGATTCTCAAAGAGCTCCGATAATATCTACCATTCTGGTTGTACCACATAGTGATGCAATCGGGAATGGAGTTACTTCGGTATCTTTGTAAAAGACCCGTTTTGCGAACTCAAAGGTGTGAGGAGATGTCAAGGTTTTCGTAAACGAAACCTCAACACCAATCACCCCTAAGAGTCGGAGATATTCTTTGGCAACAGCATCGTTCCGAATCACTACATCATCTCCCAGTACACGGTATCCTCTAAAGGGATATAAGCCTACTTTGTAGGCGGTGAACTGGATGAAAATATGGTGAGTCAGAGCGAATGCAGCCCAAGACGAGTAGGCTCCCATCGGCTGTCCAACGGAATACTTATACAGTTTTCCCTTGTAGCTGAATGGAACCTTCGTCAGAAGGCTGTGCCATAACTCCCCGAAACGTTGACCAAAAATCTGTGACATAACGATCTTCTGAAGTAATACAGGAAATCGATCTGTTGCAGACGTAAGGTCAATGCTTCAGTACTGTTGGCTAGAGGGGCCAAATGGGGCGATATCTTGACCAAAGGTCAAATCCTGAGGAATCCGTCCTAGAACTCTTAATAAGAATTCATGGAAGGGCTTCATCAGACTTTGAGTCCAATAGTCTATGATACCGACCACCCGCAGCTTACCTTCTTTATCATCAATCGTTCCAAGACGCCGAAGGATTAATTCCTTCGATCGTCTCGGACGTCATGTGACAGATTGGTAAGCCTTATGCATACGTGTTACGTGTTCAACAAATTCTATTCAAAATGGATAGAATTCTGGGGATGCCACCTCCGTAAAGAAGGTGTCAGCCCAGAGTTTAAACTCGAGACACGCACTCATAAGTGCGGGACCATTTGGTCCTATCCTTGTTGTGGGATGGAACCCACCTCAAGTCGGAATTCGCATTCCAACCCAAGGTTGCTTGTACACATTTACCAAGAAGAGTTTAAACTCCTCTTGCAATTCGTGACAGGCGATTCCAGGCTTAGTGATAGACATAGTGTCTATTTTCTTTCACCCTGGGATAATCCTTGACAGTTGTAAAACTGTAAGTGCTATCCTAATCCCCCAGACATTTCCTTCAGTAATCCATTGGTTTACGATAGGTCCTAAGACCTTCGGAACACCAGATGGGTACTGAGAGAAGCCAACAACGAATAGAGGATTTCCAGCGAGAACACGATAGACCATCACTCGAATCATTTTCATTCGACTGATTGTGTCTAGGTTCCCTCTGGTCTTCATCCATCGTTGGACATGAGCAGAGAATAAGCCTATGGTTTTCAGTAATGAGAACCATCGACTATCGTTGCATACAGACTCTAGATTGTTCACTAGTCATTCAAAGACTAGGTTGAATTGTTTAAAGTTTGTTGTTACTTTAGATAGGTTTGTTTTCTTCTCCTGTCGGGTTAAACTTTTAACCTTTGGTGTCGCCGGGATGAGGTGTAAGCACACGCCAGCTCACTGGGTCTTCCACCCAGAAGGTCTCTAACGTCGAAGGGTGTACGAGAAGGATGGTATTTCACCGTTCTAGTTCGTACTCGACTAGGGGCCAAGAGCTCTATCGAGAGACAGAGAGTTCTCTCCTTCTGTATCCATACCCAGGATACTGGAAGTCTGCTAGAGT